GGGGTTTCTGACCCCGCCATACGGCTAGGCAATCGAAGTTTGAGTAGGGTCGATGCCACTTGCACACCAACCCCCACCCCAACTTTCGATCTAAAAAGCGGAACAGGATACCACAGAAAGTCAAGGGCACCCTAGAAGTCGCATTATTTCTTGTATCCTTTCTCGTATGGCACTTGTATCCAAAGCGGAAGCGGCGAGGCTCCTGGGGGTGAGCTGGACCTCCGTGAACAAAGCCATCAACGAGAAGCGGTTGAGCAGCATCACGACCGCAGATGGCCGCGAACTGGTCAACAGCGACACCATGCGCGACGAGTGGAAGCGCAACACCCAGAGCCGCATCGGCGTCGGCCCTAAGCCGGCCCCCCAGCCCAGACAACCGCTTCGCCCACGCGAAGAACGCATGAGTCGCTCCACCCCTCCGCCTCGCAACAGCGCCACCTACGAGGACGTACCCGACTACAACGAAAGTCGCGCCCGCACCGAGCACCTGAAAGCCGAGCTGCTCGAGCTGGAACGCAAGCAAAAGGAGGCCCTCCTCGTCTCTGCCGCCGAGGTCGAAGCCAAGTGGGTGGAAATCATCACCCTGGCACGCACCAAGATCCTCGGCATCCCCACCAAGGCCAAGCAGCGCATCCCCGACCTTGACACAGACGCCATAGGTCTGCTGGAGGACATCGTGCGCGAGACCCTCGAGGACCTAAGCGGCAGTGCGAATGACGAGGAGCACGACCAATGACCAACCTCTCACGCCTGGAACGTGCTGCCCTAAGCGCCTTCCGCCCTCCCCGCAAGCTCACCCTCAGCCAGTGGGCCGACAACTACGCCTATCTAAGCTCCGAATCCAGCGCCGAAGGCGGTAGATGGCACACTTTGCCCTACCAAAAGGGCATTATGGACGCGATTAGCTCAAATAGCGTCGAACAAGTAACTGTAATGAAGTCGGCCCGTGTGGGCTACTCGAAGATCCTAAATCACGTAATCGCCTACCACATCCATCAAGATCCGGCACCAATAATGCTGGTTCAGCCCACAATCGAGGACGCTCAGGGCTACTCCAAGGAGGAGATCGCCCCCATGCTCCGCGACACCCCCTGCCTAAGGGGCGTGGTCAGTGATGCCAAGGCCAAGGACGGTGCCAACACCATCCTGCAGAAGCAGTTTCCCGGTGGAACGCTAAGTCTCGTTGGCGCCAACTCCCCCCGTGGCTTCAGGCGAGTAAGTCGACGCATCGTGCTCTTTGACGAAGTTGATGGCTACCCCGCATCAGCCGGCTCTGAAGGCGACCAGATCAAGCTCGGCATCCGCCGCACCGAGTATTACTGGAACCGCAAGATCGTCGCCGGCTCCACTCCCACCGTCAAGGACTTCAGTCGCGTGGAACGCATGTTCCAGCAGACGGACCAGCGCCGCTACTTCGTGCCCTGCCCCCACTGCAGCCACATGCAGTATCTCCGCTGGCCCAACATCACCTGGACCGACAACGACCCCTCAACCGCCGCCTACAAGTGCGAATCCTGCGCTGAGCTGATACCCCACTCCAAGAAGCGCTGGATGGTGGAGCGCGGCGAATGGCGCCCCACTGCCCCCGGCAACGGCAAGCACATCGGCTTCCACATCTGGGCCGCCTACTCCTACTCCCCCAACGCCTCCTGGTCCAATCTCGTCGAGGAGTTCCTTGACGCCAAGCACGACGCCGAACAGCTCAAAACCTTCGTCAACACCGTCTTAGGCGAAACCTGGGAAGACGAATACGCCTCCAAGATCGGCGCCGACTCCCTGATGGAACGCGCCGCCAAGGAGACCTACAAACAGCACTGCCCGCCCGTCGAAGGCCTCGCGCTCACCGTCGGCTGCGACGTTCAGGACGACCGCCTAAGTCTCAGTGTTTGGGCGTGGGGCCGCGAAGAAGAAGGGTGGCTTATTGATCGCGTCAAGCTCTACGGCAGCCCCTCGAGGCCCGAGGTCTGGGCCCAGCTCGACGAAGTGCTCTCCACCGCCTACACCAACGAAGCTGGCGAACAACTCCGCGTGCTCAGCTGCGCTATCGACTCCGGCGGCCACCACACCCAAGAGGTCTACCACTACGCCCGCGAACGCGCCGCCCTGGGTGTCATCGCCATCAAAGGTATGGGCCAGAAAGGCAAACCCCCGCTCGGCAAAGCCACCAAGGTCGATGTCAACTTCAAGGGCAAAGCACTCAAGAAAGGCGCCCAGCTATTCCCCGTCGGCGTTGACGGCATCAAGTCTCTCCTGTTCGGCCGCCTTAAGCACAACGATCCCGGCCCCGGTTACCTGCACTTCTACCCCACAATCTCCACCGACTACTTCGAGGAACTCACCGCCGAGAAACAAGTCCTCCGCTTCCGCAACGGCTTCCCCGAGCGCATCTGGGTGAAGAAAAGCCAGTCCCCCAACGAAGCACTCGACGAACTCAACTACGCCTACGCCGCCCTCCACCGCCTCTACCAAAAGTACGATCGCCGCACTATCTGGGACCAGCTGGAACGCACTAAGGAGGCTAAGCAAGCGCCCTCGCTAAGATCGGCTAAGCAAAACCCGCCTAAACGGGGCAATTTCGTGCAGAGCTGGTAAGCCGTGAACATCCCTCCCCGCCTACGTGCCGGTGACACGATTCAGTGGAGGGACGAGGCCACCACTGATAACTTCGGCAACCCCATCGACAGCGCCACCTGGACCCTCACCTACTGGCTGCGCACTAACGCCGCTGGTGAAGGCGCAAGCGTAATCGGAACCGCCTACGGCGCAGGATGGGAACTACTCATCCCCGCCGCCACCTCCGTCGGCTTCGACGCTGGTACGTGGTACTGGCAGGCCATCGCCAGCAAAACAGGCCAGACATTCACCCTCGGCTCCGGTCAACTCACCGTTGACCCCGCCCTCTCCTTCCCCAGCACCCCGGGTGCCTACGACGGCCGCACCCAGGCCAAGAAGGACCTCGACGCCGTACAGCTTGCCATCCGCACCCTGCTCAATGGCGGCAGCGTCCAGGAATACACGATCGGCCAGCGCAAGCTCAAGCGCTACGACCTGAGTGAGCTGCTCCAGCTGGAGGCCAAGCTCAAGGCCGACGTCAAGCGCGAGGAAGCCGCGCAGCTCATGGCCAACGGCCTAGGCAACCCGCGCAACATGTTCGTCCGCTTCAACTAAGCCGGCCATGGGACTCCGTACACGCATCGCCACCTTCCTTGGCTTCGGCCCTACCGCTAAGCCCAAGCAGCGGCGCCAATACCAAGGCGCCCTGATTTCGCGCCTGACCTCCGACTGGCTATCCGCCCAGACGAGCGCCGACGCCGAGATCCGCACCAGCCTTGTCAAGCTGCGCGACCGCTCCCGCGAGCTGGTACGCAACAACCCCTACGCCAAGCAGGCCAAGCGCACCACCCAGATCAACGTCATCGGCACAGGCATCCGCCTGCAGAGCCAAGTCCTCCAGCTTCGCGGCAACAAACGCGATGAGCGCCTTAACAAGCTCATCGAGGCGAAGTGGGAGGTCTGGACCCGCCCCAGGCACTGCGACGTAGCAGGGCGCTACAGCTTCAACCAGCTGGAGTGGCTTGCCGCAGGGGCCCTCCCCGAATCCGGCGAGGCCATCTTCCGCCTTATCAAGCGCCCCTTCGGCGGCTCAAAGGTGCCGCTCGCCCTCCAGCTGCTCGAGAGCGATCTCCTCGACGAGGCCTATACCGGAGGCACCCTCGCGCCCGCCAACGAATGGCGCAATGGCGTCGAGGTTGACGAGTGGGGCCGCCCCGTCCGCTACGCCTTCCTCACCCGCCACCCGGGCGACTACTGGTTCCAGAACGTCCCCCAGGGCAACGAGAAGCACGTCTTCCTTGGTGCGGACGAAGTCATCCACCTGTTCCTGCCTGAGCGTCCCGGCCAGAACCGAGGGGTGCCGTGGTTCCACCCCGTCATGCTCGACGCCCACCAGCTGCAGGGCTACGAGGAAGCCGCCGTGATCCGCGCCCGCGCAGGCGCCTCACTCATGGGCTTCATCACCAACAACGAGGGCGAACTCACCCCCGACGCCATCGAGGACAACCAGCGCATCAGCGAGTTCGAGCCCGGCACATTCAAGTACCTCGCTCCCGGCGAAAACGTCACCGTGCCGTCCATCGACGCACCCGACGCCCAGTTCGAGATGTTCGTGCGCAACAAGGTGCGCCGCTTCGCCGCCGGCTTCGGCTGCTCCTACGAAACCCTCAGCCGCGACTTCAGCGAAACCAACTACTCCAGCTCCCGCCTGAGTCTGCTGGAGGATCGGGAGCACTGGCGCGTCATCCAGAACTACCTGATCGAGAACTTCCATACCCGGGTCTTCCGCGCCTGGCTCGAAATGGCCGTTCTCTCCGGCGAACTCCCCTTCCCCGACTACGAGCTGCGCCCCGAGCGCTACGACACTCCCCGCTGGATGCCACGCGGCTGGACCTGGGTTGACCCCCTCAAGGAAGTCAAGGCCTACCGCGAGGCCGAGCAAGCGGGCTACATGACCAAATCCCAGATCGTCGCCCAGAACGGCGGCGACTACGACGACAACATCAGCGAGATCGCCAGAGAAGCCGCGTTCGCCAAGGACCTGGGCGTCACACTCGACCGCGACATCCTCGACCCCATGGTCATCGCAATGGACCAAGGGACCGCCGAGCCCCCCACGCAACCCCCAGCAGCTGAGCCCCCCACGCAACCCCCAGC